TCGTTTGGGCTTCAAGAGCGACGGTCAGGGCTGGATGAGGGCAATGTAGATGCCGGGGGGGTTGTTCGGAGGCGGCGGCGGGGGCGGTACTTCAAGTCAGCCAGTAGGCGCGCAGTCCTACATTCCGCAGGCTCAGGCCACGGCGGACCAGGGCTTTCAGAACATTGCCCATCTGTTTTACGACCCCTCGATAGCGGGGACGACACCGGGTCAGGCCTATTATCCACAGGTCCAGTCATCGGTTGCGGCGGGGTACAATAATCCCTATGCACCGGGAGCACAGTCAGCTGCGGTCAATTACGATGCGTTGGCACAAGGCGCTGTACCGGGAATTACCTCCGGGGGCACGAATCTAGTTGCCGGCGGGGCGCTGCCGCTATCCGATCTTCAGTTGGCATTGGCTGGTGGCTTTGCCCCGGATTATTCCAACATCGTCTCATTGTCTGAGACCAACCCTTATCTGCAGCAGGCGCAGCAGGGGGCGTCTTGGGCTGCCGGCTTGGGCCGGACGGCAGCCGATCAGGCGGCGCAGGGTGGCGTTCAGCTAGGTGGAGTAGCGGCACAACTTCCGGGTCTGGGAGCGCAAGCTGGGCAACAGATCACGGCGTTGGGATCGCCGTTGCAGGGTCTGGCGTCCTCGTTGATTAACACCGGCTTTGATCCACAGCAGGCGCTCTATAACCGGACGCAACAGCAGGTGTTGGACCAAGCCAATGCGGTCAACGCGGCGTCTGGTCTGTCGGGGACGCCGTATGGGGCCGGGGTCACGGATCAGACGCTCTCGAACTTCAACATTGATTGGCAGAACAACTTGCAAAATCGGCAGTTGGCAGCTGCGCAAGGGGCTCAGGGCGTGCAAAACACGCTGGGCGGTCTCATCGGGTCCGGTCTGCAAGCCAACGTCTTGGGAGCCAACGCGGCAGGCAGTCTCTTCAATACAGGGTTAGGGCTTGGGCAGGGCGCGACTGGTCTGATGGCAGGTGCGCAGTCGCTGCCGTCGGCGCAGTATGGTAACAACCTACAGAGCATCATTCAGGCGCTGAACGCGCGGAACCAAGCTGGCAATGTCGGGGCGACGACGGCGCAGGGATTGTTGGGTGGTGCTGGCAATGCGCTGACGCAGGGCGCGGGTGGTCTGAGTACTGGGCTGAATTTGGGCTCTCAGTACTCGCAACTCCCGTACAATGTCTTTAACCAGAATATCGGCAACCAGTTGTCAACGTTGGGCCAGGGCATCAATCTCGGCAACCAGCAGTACACGGTGCCGCAGCAGACGCTGAACAACCTAGAGGATTATCTGGGGCTCGGTCAGTCGGCGACGGGTAGTGCGATCAGTGGTCAGTATCTTAACAACGCGACCAACCTGCTTTCCGGTCAGGGCCTAGGTGGTCTTGCCAGCACGCTTTTCGGAAATAGTTTGGGCGGCGGGAGCGGCGGCTTGCTGGGGCAAGTAGGTCTCAATCCATTCACCAGTTCCGGGCTTGGGCTGACGGGCGGGCTCGCGGGGCTTGGTGATGCTGGGACCAGCGACATGGGATTGTTGGCTGGTCTTGGCGGTGACTTCGGGGGTGGCGGCGATGTGGCTGCTAGCGTCTTGCCTAGCATATTCTCAATCTTCTCCGACCGTCGTCTGAAGACTGACGTTGAGCCGATCGGGATGGCGATGAATGGATTGCCGCTCTACGCCTACCGATACAAGGGCACTGGCCTTGGCTCTATCGGCGTGATGGCCGATGAGGTTGAGCGGATAAATCCGGACGCGGTTCTGTACCATCCGAGCGGGTACAAGATGGTCGATTACGCTCGCGCGCTGTGGTGAGATGCCACGCGGGGATGATCCATACGGGCTCTACTCGCCCTATGATCCGATGGGAGGGTCGCCCTTTGCTGGGGCTGGTCTCCAGCAGTTGTTGCAGCAGATCCTCAGCGGTGCCGGCAACTTCGGCACGGGTGCGATGATGGGGATGAACCTATCGACACCTTCCTTGATGCAGTGGGGGCAGGGGCAGCCACAATCGGCGCAGTATGGCGCTCTCCTCGGGCGCGGGCTTCTGGGCAACCCGTCTCTAGCTGTTGGTGATACGTATGGGTTGACCGGGATGCTGCATGCCCTTGGCCTGTTTAATCCTGATCCCAGTATGCGGCAGAGCGTGACCATGCCGTACTCGCAAGACCCTGGTGGCGCATGAACTTGACGAACCTTGGCGTTGGTCTCGGAGGGTTTTTCCAGGGGTATAACGACCAGCAGCAGGCGGCGGCACGGCAGGCGCTAGCGCAACTCTATCGGCAGCAGCAGCTAAATCAGTTACGGCTTCAGAAGCAGCAAGAAGCTGCCGACGCGCTACTATTTCCCGCTTTTGCCTCTGGTCAATTAAGCGGAAACGTACCCTCGCCCCAGACGCCTATGCCGGGCGCGTCCTCGGTGCCGATGACGGCTGGCGGTGGTAACCTGCCATTCACCGGTCCCTCGGCGTCGCCACCGCCTTCTGCGCCACTCGTTCCTCCGCCTGGAAGTGGTCTTGGTAGGATTCGACGAAACCTGTATGGCCGAGACGATAGTACGTTGGATTTGATTCAGCGTGATGAGAGTCCTGGCGGGAATGTTCGGAATTTTCGCTACGATCCACAACATACAGCGCAAGGCTACTTTCAGATCACTAATACAACTTGGCGTGAAACTGCACCAAAGGCTGGGGTGGACTTATCCCAGTATCCAAACGCCATGTCGGCACCTTATGACGTACAAAGGTCAGTTGCGGCTCAGTTGCTAAAGGATCGCGGAACCCAGCCCTGGTCCGATTTTAACCCGAAGCTGGCGGCTGATCTTGGTAGAGGAGTAACGGTAGGTTCAGGGGGTGGTGCCGCTGGTGGCGATGCTGGCTTTGGCAAGATGTACCAGAACGGCATGGCCATGCTGCAGAAGGCTATGCAGCCCGTCGATCCCTCGCTCTACGGCCGTCTCTCGGTCTCGGCCTTGGCGCAGCAGATCGAGAAGGCCAATCCGGGCGCTGATCCCACGGTTAAGATGCTGGCTCTTGAGCGGGGGATGAAGCTGTTGGCACCGGAGGAGCAGCTTCGGACCCAGCAGTACATGATGCAGAACCGTGCAGAGATTCAGCTGGGGATGCTGGAAATGCGCGAAGCGCTCATTGGTGAACGTGGTACTGCTGGGAGGATTGTTACTGATGCTGAAGGACGTAGCTTTGATGTGGATCGACGAGGGGTTGGTCATCCAATCAGAGATGAGTCAGGGAACGTGATTGGCGGAATTAAGCCGCTTACCGGCGGCGCCGCTAAGACGCCTACCAATGTCAAGGTAACGGACGACAGTGGAAAGGTTCTCTATTCGGGGGCCGCACAACCTCAGCCGGATGGATCATTCAGGAAGCCTGACGGTTCTGCGTTACCTGAAGGAACGGTCACGCTTGCATCTAAGAGTGGCGAGGGTGCAGGACGGCTTAGCGAGACCCAGAATCAGAGGCTGATGATTGGTGGCAATCAGGTCAGCTTAGCGTTGAGGAATTTGTCTGAAATGCCAGAGGGCGCCACTCTGGGCATCTTCCAAGGATTGGGACAGGAGCGTGGCGATGCTTTGTCAGAGGCTGTGAAACGCACTCTTGCGAATACAGCCTCTCCGCAATCGACTCAGACGATGGCGGCGGTTACGCGCGGCCTTTCCCGTGGTTTGGCTACGATTGAAGCAGCTGGTGCCGCTCAAGGTCTGGTTGGATTGTCTCAGCAGATGATCGGTGAGTTGCCGGCCGAGGGTGACAGTAATCTGACGATCCTTACGAAGCTGGCAGACATGCGCCAGATCGTCGAGGGCGCTTATGAAGTGATGGGAAAGAGTGACAGGATCAGTCCTGATCAGAAAAAGCAGATGCAGGTAACTCTGGATCGCATTCGTAAGGCAATCCCCTATACGGTTGAGGATGTGATCAAGCTTGCGAGCAATCCTGATGAGAAGACGATCTCGGATTTTGCGAGAGGACAGGGATTAGGTGGTGGTGATACGGGTGCTATTCCTGTCTCTCCCGATCAGGCGAATGATCCAGATGGCACGACGTACAACAACGGTGCCTACGTGAAGCGCGGGGATCAGATCGTTCCGGTAGGTCAGTAATGGTCGATTTGACACGTGATCCTACTCCGGTAACGCCTCTAAAGCGCGATCAGCAACCGCAGCCTCAGAAACAGCCGTCGAGTATGGATGCGGTTTGGCAGGGTCTTCTTCGCGGCGGTCGTGACTTGTTGGAAGGCGGTGCACAGATCGGTGCCCGGATGGGTGCTGACGAGGGTGGAGCGGCTTTTGCTAGTCCTGCCGAGTTGGCCCAGCGTCCACAGCAGATCCAGCAAGCGATGCGGGGTAGTGAGGCCGCTTTTCAGGCTGATCCCTCGGTACGGGCGCATCCAATGCTTGCCGGTGCTGGCAGGATCGGGGGCAATGTCGCTGGTACTCTGCCCTTAGCTGCTGTGCCAGGCTTAGGTGCTGCGGGGGTGGGGGCACGCTCTGTTGCCGGTATGATCGGTCGTGGAGCCGCACTGGGGGCCACAGGGGCTGCTATGCAGCCGGCGACCTCTGGTGATTACTGGGGCGAGAAGGCTAAGCAGGTGGGCTTTGGAATGGCCGCTGGCGGGGCTCTTCCGGCGGCTGGGTCTGCGCTGGCACCTCGGTTGCTGAGTTCTGCTGTTGGCAATGCGATGTCCGATCCTAGGGGCATTCAGCGAGCCTTTCGCCCCTTATGGAATTTCGTGTCAGGGGCGGAGGAGCGTACCAACGCGGGATTTGACCGCACGATCGCGCGTCAGGTTCTGGATCCTATTGGTGGAGATGTCCCACGCAATTTGTCCGGTCATCGTCTCGATAACTATGTCGAGGATAGGCTCTCGGATGCTTATGACCGGGTGCTGCCGAAACTATCAATCAGTCGAGAGGGAGTTATCAATGCAGCCTCGGAAGACACTCAAGATATGGTTGCCAAGCTTGATCCGGTTATGGGGGCCAAGTTCGAGCGGACCATGAAGACCGATCTGATCAAGCCGCTGACTGACCACGAGATAATTCCCGGTGAGGTTTACAAGAAGATCGAGAGGAAGCTGGGATATGAGGGGGCACGGTACGCTGGCTCTGCGGACCCTACGCATCAGGAGTATGGGCACGCTGTTCTGCATACGCTGAGCGACATTAAAGAGGCGCTGGCAACAGAAAACCCGCAATTTGCCCCTGAACTTCGTCGTGCCAATGAGGCGTGGCGGATGTGGACCCGGATGCGTTCTGCAGCATCTGGCGCTACGAAGGGAGGCGAATTCACTCCTGATGATCTTTTGCGGTCAATTCGTAGGCAGGAGGGTGAATCCGCTTTTGTCAGGGGCGATGCGGCGTTGCAAGGGTACAGCAGGGCGGCTTCGGAAATGATGTCGCGGAAGATTACTCCTGCCGCAGCGCTAGACGTTTTCAGCCGTCATGGTCTACCGCAGACCCTTCTGAGAGAGGGCGCCGGCGGTCTCGGTAGATCGGCGAAAGCTGCGACGCCATATGCGGCCGCTCCCCTCGGTGCTGAGGCCGAAAAGGTCCGGGTTGGTGATCGTGGTCCGAACGGTGGGCGTGTTACGGCTGTCCGATCGCTGACGCGCGATCAGTCGCCTTAGTCGGAGCCGCCTACTGTACCGATGATCCAACAGAACACTCCGAAGAGCATGATTGCGGCCCATCCGCAAACGATCCACCCGAGAATGTCCAAGACCAACATGTCAACCCATGTTTAAGGCTTCTGTCGTACAAGACCATTCCGGCGAGGGCGCCCCGGCACGAGCCGCGGGGGGATTAGGTGCAGCCCCTAGCGTGTCTGAGACACAGGCACCGGGTGCCCCCGCCGGAGGTGGTTGCTGTCCACCGCCGGTAAATAGTCAGGCGCCCCCTCGCCCTTCAAGTAAAATTATGTCAATAGCCATAACCTAAGTTATGGCAAAAATCCTGCTGATCGAGAGTGCTTCTGATGGGCTTCTGGACTTAGCCATCCGGGCCAAGCAGCATGGCCATTCCGTTAAGTACTTCAGTGGCTCGTTTGATCCGATCAAGAGTCCTACCGGCAAGGGCTTGGTCGAGCGTGTGTCGGACTGGCGTTCTTCAGGCCGTTGGGCTGACTTGATCATCTGCGGCTCGACGAGGTGGATGCGCGAGCTTGACGCGCTACGAGCCGCGGGAGTTCCGGTCATTGGTGGGTCCCAAGAGATAACTCATCTTGAACTCAATCGCCTCCAAGGCATGGCAGCATTCCGCCGGAAGGGAATCCCTGTCGCGCCCTATCGCCACTGTCAAAACATTAACGAGGCTATTGATTACGTTGCAAAGCGTGGTGAGGGTTTCGCCTGTAAACCGTGCGGGGATATGGCTGACAAGTCTCTCAGTTTCGTCGGCAAGACCGCGGAGGGGGTCATCTGGCGATTGGAGAGTTGGAAGCGTCAAGGCAAGACCTTTCCTGAAGGGTTCATCGTGCAGGATCTCGTTGAGGGCGTCGAGTTCGCGGTCGGCGCTTGGGTGACGGATCACGGCTTTGCGCCGGGGTGGGAGGAGAACTGGGAAGAGAAGCGGATGTTTCCTGGAGGAGGTGGTCCAAATACTGGCGAATTAGGAACCGTTCTGCGACTAACTCGACATTCGAAGTTGGCAAAACAGGTACTCGCACCGTTCGAGGATATGCTCGTTTCATCTGGGTTCAGGTCCAATATTGACGTTAACTGTATCATTGATGAGGACGGCCAGCCTTGGCCCCTAGAGTGGACCTGTCGCTTGGGGTGGCCATCTACCAACATCGAGCTCAGTCTTTGGGATGGCGATCCAATTGAGTTTCTAGCCAGTGTAGCAAAGGGGCGGCCATTGGCTGCACATCGTAGACTGGATGAGGTGGCGGTGGGGGTGGTGATGGCGCTTCCGCCCTTTCCATACGGGCACGAGCGTCCAGGGGAGGTCGTGGGGGTTCCCATACAGGACCGGGGTAGATCCGATCACGTACACTATGCCAACGCGATGACGGCGCCTGTGCCTGCAATTGAGAACGGTCGTGTGCAACGACCCACCGGGCTCGCGACAGCAGGCTCTTATGTTTGCATCGTGAGCGGCTGCGGGCAAACTGTGCAAGAAGCGAGGCAACGCGCCTATTCACGTGTGGACTCCGTTAAGATGCCGGCCGATGATTTCCATCGCCCGGACATAGGTTCTCGTCTGGCTCGGCAGTTGCCTCAGTTGCAGCGGAGCGGTTACGCAATGGGGATGAGGTACAGCTAGAAACCGTACCTTGCCCCACCATACCGAGACCTGGCGGACCCCTCCAAGCCTGATCATGCCGGAAGCCTTGCCCGTCCTTACCTCACCGATGCATACCGCGTCGTGCCAAACCCGTCCCCAGCGCACCACATCATTACCAGCCTCGCCTCGTCACATCTCGCCTCTCCAAATCATGCCCCGTCCCGGCCGAGCACGCCATATGAAATCACGTTAAAGCGTCCATACGTTGGCCGGAAATCTCCAAGGCCACCGATACGACCGGCCATAGAGATAACCTCGTTCAGCACCTGAGGGCTGACGTATTCCGGCAAAGTCACCATCAGGAGGAAGGTGGCTTTCCAGCCAACGCGCATTGCCGGCCGCGTCCGGTTGATGCCAGCCCGCTGCACAACGACCCGCCTACGGTCCTCATAATCCCACTTCTTGACCCCGAGTGAGGCTAGCGGGGTCAGGCTGACAACAGCAGCTTTGAACAAGTCCATCGCTGATTTGCGAGGCGAGCGCGGGTCTTGCCTGAACTTAGCTGCTCCGATGATAGCACCGCGCAGGTATTCTCCGGGGACGCAGATGAAGCCAGCGTCGTCACGATAGACGTAGTTCTCAACATCATCGGTCTTTTTGGCTTTGCTGCCTTTGGCAGCTTTCGCCTTCTCGTCTACCGCTTCCGCGTTCCACCGATGGAACAGAATGTCGGCCGAACCCTCGATGACGACTTCAACGGTGTAGGGTTCGGAAAATTCTATGATCTCGTCGGCGCCCGATGTTGGGACGCTGCCGCCGATACTGATAACCTCTGCTGTAGATTTCCTTGCCATGTTCAGTCCTCTGCGGCCGGCCAGCTACGCCCGGAACGCATCAGGGGTTGCGATATCGCAACACCGGCCGCAGAGGATTCTGTGGAAGATGTTGCGTTCTTACCCGGTAGCTGCCGGGGTAACAAAACCTTACCTCACCCAACCGAGCCTTGCCAAGGCTTGGCAAGCCGCATCCGGCCGCTGCTTACCAATCCCGATCGAACCTTAGCCTGCCTCAGGATCATCATATTTCGACTATTCGTTTAGTCAATCTCATGTTCAGTGAAATGCTCGTCGTTTCACCGCCGTTGATCTTGCTATGCCATAACCCCGAATCCCAAACGACCACATCGCCTGTCGGGATATGAACACACGGGATTTGTGGCCGAGCCTGACCGACCAGGATAACGACTTTCGGGTTCGTAACAACAAATACCGAGCACGAAACCTCGCCCTCGTTGCCGCGGGTCCAGGGGAAAGAGTCACCGGGGGATAACTCCTCTACAACCACTTCAGCGATCTCCAGATCGGCCTGTCGTTCAAGGATGGCGCGATTGGCCTTCTGGATAGCCTGGCGCATTGCTGCCCATGGACCATCCTTGACGGTACCGGGATGCTGCCATTTGCCCTCGCGTACCACGAGACGCCCATTGGCCTTCTTCAACTCCTCCCGGCGCTCTTTGCGGATCAGGGAGGCGGCAAGAGACCATGTATCCAGCCAACCGAGGGGAGTTATCATAGAAGCCTGACGAGAGGCGCGTGCTGGCCGATGTCGCGCTTGAACTTTTCAATCTCCAGCCGTGTCAACTGAGCACGCTCAAGCATGTCTCTGCCGTTATTCAGCGGATCGTCTATCGCGAGCCGCAGGCAGATCATAGCGATAGCCTCGGCAATGACATCCAGCATCCGTTGCTCAGGGGTCATCATGCCGCTCCATCAGGCCATCGCGGCATGTCTTGCAGGATCTGGTGTGGTGGAACAGTATTGATCGGTGCTTCAGATGGTGCAGGTGGCACGATGGAAAGAGGCACGATCTCTGCATCGGTCTTGCCGGTCTCCAGGACACGCAGCAGCATCTTCAGCTGATCTGCAGTCACCTCCTCGACAAAGAGGTGTGTCATCGGCGGTTCCGGCTTGGGATTGCTGTTGAGTTGCTGCACGACGGCTATTGCCGAGGCTGCCGGGGCATTTGTTGCCGGGATCATAGTCACCCCAAGCACGTTGTTGGCAAAGCCGATGGATACGAGATACAGCTTCAGCTTAGGTTGCTCAGTCATTTTGTTCCTCCTTCTGTGCTGCGTCGTATTCAGCAAGAGCGCGCTGCACATCGCCGAGATACACTTCTGCGGGATTGCCCGTGCGCCTTAGCGTGTCACAAGCGTGTCGCGCCGTCTCGATCACCCGTTGCGCGGCGTCATGGCCTGGCGATGGTGGCTTGTTGGCGGTGAGCCAGTCGGCTGTCCGCGCTAGATAGTCAACCGCAAGTAAGCCGTACATACTTTTATCGCCGCGCTCTACCTCGTCTCGCAGCGCCTTCACGGCGTCATCCCAAGTCGGATCGCGCGGCGCGGTGGTGTCGGTCATTTCTCTCTCCCGGCAAATTTGGCAGCCAACTCAAAGAGATTAAGTTTGAAGTGCTCCTCAAAGGCTCTGTGGCCGATGGTGTGATAGGCCCACATGCCGGTGCGGTGGTGATACGCGCACATAGGCACTGCGTAATCATCGGCGGGTTTGATGCCCATGCCTGAGTTGGCCGCGGTCCGCAGATGCGATGCCTCACATGGGGAGGCGATGCAACCGGGCACGACACAAGGCTGTCGCCGGAGCCACGCAAGATGTTTAGCCGACCGCTTCACGCCATCCCTCTGCTTCTCTGATCAACCGATCGGGGTCATAACCACCTAGCACCTCGTCGCAGATCACCTTCAGCGCCTCGTCCATAAATCGCTGGAACTCGCCCTGTTCCATGCGAGCGAAGGCGATGGACTGCGGTGCCACGACTCGGCGCCCATCGAAGAGCTGAACGATGTCGTAGCGGCCGAGGCGGACTTTGAGCGCCGCCAGAAGCTTTTCCGCGCTCTCGTACTTGCTGTTATTAGCGACGTGATCCAGCACCTGCCAGAACAACCTCAGCTGCGGCAGGCTGCGCTCGCGCACCACCCGGATCTCGATGTCCTCGTCCTTCGGCAGCATCGCCATCTTGTTGAGGGCATCGTTGTCGGCGGGATGGAGGCAGATGCCCACACCCAGGCCATCGAAGCGGCGCACGATGATCGTCTCAGGCAAGCGAGTTGACCTTCTGCTCGTAGGCTTCCCATGAGACCCCCAACTCGGCAGCCAATAACCGCTCTACAGCGCTGGCGATGGCGTGCTGGTGCTTGTAGGGGCAGGCATAATCATTGCCGGGTTCTGCCGGTGCCAAATCAACAATCCCGGTCTCACTTTGGAGTTTGTCCCTGGCGGCTTCCCAGGCTTTGTCAAAGCCGGTGACCTGGGCATCGGTAATGCCGGCATGATGGCACAGGAGGCATTCGATGAGTTCGTGTACTGCGATCAGCGCCTCCATGCGCCAGTCGCCTAGGTACGAGACGGTGACGGCGAAGCGGGGAGCACCCTCCATATCGCCAAGCACCATCCAGTCGCCGGCCGTGTTGTACCGTTGGCTATCGTGCCGGACTGTGTAGATGTTGGCCGTAAAGGTCATTTTATCTCCGTGAAATGCCGCAGTAGATCAGGCGGAATAGGCTTGCTCTCGTTGACGCAGACAACGTTTCCCAACGGCCCCTTCAGCTTTGAGAGGATTTCTGCGGTCTCGTAAGCTGTGATGTCTGGCTGCGGCGTGAAGTCATAGGTTTTCCAGCAAGCACGTTTCAAAGCAGCCTGCAGGTCAGGTGGATACATGGCGCGGTATCCGAAGAATCCGGCGGTTGTGAACAAAAGGACCGCTATTACAGCCCATAGTCCTGCCCGTATCCTCGTTTCCCAATTCACCTACAGCCACCGCCACAGGATCAGAGCCCACAGGACGAGGGAGAGGGCGAGGATGAGGCGGCTACCATTGGCCCATGACCAAGGCTTGTTGACGCGCCGCTCTATCGTGGTCTCGGCGCAGTGCAGCGCGATCAAGCCATGCATCACTCAGCCTCCACCACGTCCTCAGGCCCGAGGCGGGCGTTGGTCTCAAGGATGGCCGGCTCGATCCGACGCCATGTCATCGGATTGGCTTCCTTGATCTCGTCGAGCCAGTCCTGGTTCCAAGTCAGCCAGTTCTCATAGTCGGCCCGATCCCGTGAAGTTCTGATGCCGGCGCAGAACTCTTTGCCCCATGGCACGGTGTTGAGGCTGCGGTCCACGGCATGAGGAGCAACATAGGCCACAGGGCTATCAGGAAGCGCTGTAGCGCGCTGAACGGGCTCCTGGCTACCATTCCCGCCCCAATTGGCTTCCGCTCGCTGACGGGCCGCAGGACGGCTTACAGGGGCAGTGCCTTCCCGCTGCTCAGTCTCATCGGCATCCTTCTCGCCGGTCGGGATCTTAAAGATTTGCCGCAGGAATTGCTTCTCGACGTAGGACTGGGCGGCGCCGTAGGTCTGCGGCCCGTTGATCGGCATGGCGAGGGAGCGATGCACGGGCGTCGCCATCGCGCCGGACTCGTGGACAAAGGCGAGAGAGTAGCGGACAAAGAGCCAGGGGCTCGGAGCCTTGCCGCCCTCTCTAGCCTCGCCGCCCCTGATCTCACTGGCGATCTCGTCGATCATCAAGGCAAGGCCGTTGGCTGCCATCAGGCGCCCGATCTTGTCGTAGATCTTATCGACTGAGACGTAGGCATAGCCGCCAAACTTGTTCTGATCGTCGGCGCCGATCTGCTTCACGTCTTTTTTAACAGCAACGATGGCGGCAGCGATTGCCGGAGGCATCATCGTGTTGAATGGCTTAATCTCGCCGGTATCAGGGTCTGCGTACAAAAGCTGCTCGGTCATTTCAGCTCCTATAGCTCGTCGAGTTCCACGATCTGGAAGACGTCGAAGATTTCGGTCTCGGCGACGTGGAGTGCGGCGTCGAGGTTGGGGAACACCAGGACATCGCCGTTGACGGTTTTAGCGATCTCGACCTTGCCGTCGGCGTTGCGGAACAGGATCACGCACTCGGTCATTTCAGCTCCTTGATAGTAAGACTGCCCGCTTTGCTCCTGACGATCTCGATGCCGTGGCCGTAGCAGCGCTTGGCATCGGCCGGGACTAGCTTCTTCAGCTCCGCCTCGGCGTCCTTAAACCACTTCGCGTTGATCTTGTTCGACTGCCAGTGCAGCGCCTGATCCGCCCAGGAATTGTTTGTCTGCATGTCGTATTCGACGACGGGAGCGGGCGGCGCGACGATCGGGGCAACCTCGTAGGGCGGAGCCAACGACTCAACGCAATTCCAAAACCAGTCAATGCGCTCCCAGACACGGGCGCAGTAATCATCGGGCAGATGGATGGGATACTCCACCGGCTCGTCTGATCCAAGGACGACCAAGAGACTGCCGCCAGCGGCAGTCACGCAATCGCGCTGCACCAAGATTTGCGGTGCGTAGTAGGCGCAGACCTCATCTATCTTGCGCCATCTGCCAACTACTTTGGCGTCCAGCACCCAGTTATCGTGCGCCCGGTATGCGTCCAGTGTAGCTCCACACCAAGGGCGTTCAGGATGCACCACCCGCTCACCACGGCGGGTAAGGGCATGTCCGGTCTTGCGCTCATGCCAATCTAAAACTAGAGGTTCAAGAAATGACCCTAACTGTACAGGCCATGACTCTGACAAATCTTCTTCAATGTATCCTGGATCTCCAACACACCCTTTCCATTCATTTAATATCGCTTGCTCGTCCCCAGACATAAGTTTTGGAGCGAATGAAGCATTAAAAGCACCCTGCCGCGCTAGTCGTTGCTCAGGCGTGAGCATTTTTCCTCCGATATGCAGCGGCATTCCGCGCTTGGGAGCATGCTCGGCAACGCCGTATTTTTGGAGTATCCCAAATTAAATTATCCGCGGTCATAGGATGACCACGCCTGCAATGTGTATGGGGTAGTTGGCCTATGCCCCGACGTAGGTTTTCAGCACAAGTAACCGGCTCCAAGTGTGCAGGATTTACGCACAAACGATTTCGGCAAAGATGGTCTAGCTGCAATTCTAGCGGTATTTCGCCGACCAAGATTTCGTAAATTATCCGATGCGCGAATCTAGTGCCCCCATTTCGGTACAGCGCGCCATAACCGGTCTGGTACTTTGCAGCAACCCATTCCCAGCAACCACTGTCAGCGATCACAAACTTTGTTGTGATTCGTTCGGTAAGAGCCTTACGCTGCTCGGGAGTCAATGCCATCAGTCGATGTCCGGGATGATTGCTCGTATGCGGCGCAGCGTCTCGTCAATGAAGGCGGGGGCCTTATCCCGCTGCCGGCGCAACTCGGCAACCGCCATGTCCAGCGCCGCCCGCTCGCGTGACCGCAGCGGCCTCTGTACCGTGGGGCTGCAGATGTCTCTGGCCACCGATAGGAAATCGGGCATCACTTGAGCCTCCATATCCGGTAATTACCGTCCTCAAGCAGGCGCCCGGTAAAGGTGCCGCCGTGAACCCGCCCCCAGGCATATGCGGCAGCCATCGCGTTGCGGCTGTCCGCAACAAACGAGTCGCCGGGTAGCATGTCAGCAAAGGGATAGACGCGTTTGCGCCCCCTCGGCCAAAGATCAACCGGCGGCGGCACGTTCTTCTCAACCTTGTATTGGATCATCCCCGATCGGCGCCGGACGGCGCTCTCTGAACCGCCCGGCTACCGCTCCCTTTCGTTGTCAACATGCTATAGCTAGTTCACGGGTGATCCAGTGTCAACAGAAAAAAGATAGCATCCGCTAGATTTTTGCGATAGGGTGTCAGCATGACACTTGGCGAGACGTTACGTGCGGCCCGCAAGGAGGCTGATCTAACTCAGGCACAATTGGCCGCAGCGCTGGCATGCAATCAGCAGTTCATTCATCAGATTGAGAGCGGTCGGCGACCGTTACCGCGAGAGATGATTCCGCGGCTGCCAAAGGCGATCCGTAAGGCGGTGATCGCGCGCGAGATTGCTGAGCTGAAGGGGATGGCGAGTGATGACTAACGCGAGACTGATGCTGGACGATGATGCCGTGCATGCCGCCGTCGCCGAGTTACGGCTGGCTCTAGAGCATATGTCCGAGTTTGAGGGAAACCTTGCCAAGCCATTTAAGGTAGCTTGGACATTTCATAACTGGGAAGCCTCTCGTCAGTTTGTAAACGCGATAATTAAGTTGGCAGCTCCGGATGATTGAGCCTCCGGAGGGTGCCATCACATTTGATATTGACCAACCGCCATCCATAAATATGGCATTCACCAACGTGCCGGGCAAGGGCCGGGTCAGAACTCAGCTATTGCGTTCCTGGGCCAAGACGACGGGGCAGGAGTTGGTCTTTGTTCAGCGCATTAAGCCGCTCTCCTGCGGACCCTATGCGATCGACATCAGAATGCCCGAGCGATCGATGGACATCGACAACGGGCTTAAAGCGATCCTGGATCTCTTGAAGCCGGGGAAGCACGGGATTGGCCTAACGCCTGACGATCGGTGGGCATGGGATTTGCGGGTACGCCGTGATCCAACGATTGAAAGCGGTCGCTGTTCAGTAACCATTTGGGGGATAAAGTGATGCAAAAGCGCAAGACGTTAGCTGAGGTAGAGGAGTGGGTTCGAGCGATTCGCGCAGCTACCGAACAGGGAGAATTATCGTTTTGACGTACGTTTGGAGTCAGGGGGTGGGGGATGAAAATCGAGGCGGTCACGGTATGCGTTAATTATGCCGATTTCCTCGCGCATACGATTGTTTGGAACAAGCCCTGTTTTGATCGTTGGGTTATCGTGACCGACAGTGAGGATCAGCGCACGCGGGACATCTGCGAGCACCATCACGTTGAATGCGTGACCACCGATTCGTTCTATTCCGGTGACAGGGCTTTCGCGAAAGCCTGCGGTATCAATTTCGGGCTATCGCACCTTCAGGGCGACGGATGGTTTGCGCACCTTGATGCGGACATCGTGTTGCCGCCGAGGGCGCGCCAGCTGATCGAGCAGACCAAACCAGATCCCAGGACGATATACGGTGTGGATCGGGTGATGTGCTATTCCTATGAGGACTGGGCGCGCTATCAGTCGTGGCCCGAGGTACAGCACTCCTGCAATCTCTTTGTCCAGGCAACGGACTTTGAGCTCGGCACCAGGGTCGGGCATCTCGACGAGGACGGCTGGGCTCCCATCGGTTTCTTTCAACTATGGCATCCGAGTGGTTCGGGGCACGCGGCTTACCCTGACCAAGGGAATGGCGACCGGAGCGATTTGAAGTTTGCGCGCAATTGGCCTCGCGAGCATCGGGGGATGATCCCGGAGGTGGTTGCGATCCATCTAGACAGTGAGAAGCGCGAGACGATGGGGGGCAACTGGCGGGGCAGGAAGACGAAGCACTTCGGGCCTAAGCCATTGCCACGGCCCTTGCCGCCGGTCGGTGATCATAAGCATATCCACCACCATCACCATCATTACGGTGAGGAGGAATGACCTGTTCGGATGCAGCTTTCGGCTGGGGCATTCTGACCGGCGTGGCGTTGTCCTGTGCACTGGTAGCCATTCAATTGCTCCTTGCCCATATTAGGAATTGAGACCCCGGCAGCCTTGTGTCTCCCTGTAACCGCTGCCGGCAGACTGGGGAGGGCGGGCATGTGCCCTCCCCACCTTTTTCGTTAACATGGATTGAATGGCTCTTGACGGGATGTCGCAGAAGCGTCATCCATAAAGGGCGAAAGGCCGGGAGGGTTGATCCTCTACCGGCCCTTCTGGAAACCTGCGTTGCCGCGCTGGGGTTCCTGCTAGAGACATAGCGGCTCTTAGCTAGAACGTCAACCGCCTCGAAGGTTTTCTCACTTTCGGGGGATTGCCGCTGTGCCTTGGTACATCAAGGTTCGCGGTGGCCGGTCATACGACGGCGCACTGCATCGTCTCGGGCTTCGGCCTGATTCCCGTAATGCTGCCGACTATATCGGCTTCTACTCCTCCAAGCAGGAAGTTGCCCATCGGATCGCTGATTTGAAGAAACTCGGCATCCGTGGCTCAGCCAGAAAATACCTAAAGCGAAAGAAGATCAAACCGCCGAAGCGCCGGCAGCTGATTGAGATTCTTCCGCTACGGCCGACCAAGCCATCGGCCGAGATTCTTCGCATTCAAGAGACTGCGCGTATTCGTCTCAAAGCAGATGCCACAAAGCGACGTGCAGAGGTGCGCCGACAGGGGCAACTCCTTGCCGAGCGCGAGGCTGCAGAGCGAGCGCACGAAGCTGTCCGCCGAATAAAAGGCGAGGTGTAAACAGGGGGGATCGTCGCGCGCCTAACTGTAACACGGCCTATTGGTGGCATGGTTAAGCGATAGCCTTAAATGGCTCCGTGCTTAGCCCAGTCCGAAACGGCACCTCTGCGGCAGGCGTTTTCCATCCCATCGCGTCATATGCGGACCCTGTAATGGCCGTAACGAAATCCTAACGGGGGAAACCTTTTTAGGAAGGGGGCACCTACTGCGCGCAGCGCTCCGCTCCTCGGAGCCAGCGAGCGAGCATGGCGAGCGTAGGCGGCGCGGAGAGGTTGTTTGCTGCCAGTAAAGGCAGTGGGTTTGATGGGGAGGAGAACATTCAGGCGAAGGACGGTGCAACCTGGCTAGCAAGCCTGATGGTAGGCGCGCTGATAGAATCTTTGAGAGGGGACAATGGACATCGAGGGAACGGAAATAGCCGAGGTGGACGTGTACCGCAGCCTGTTAACGATCGGCGAGGCGAAGGGATACCGGCGGGGGTGGGCGGCGAATCAGTACCGGGAGTTATCCGGCCGGTGGCCCGAGTTCGGTCGTTGGATGCAACCGGCGCCGGAGGCGGCGCAAGCCGTAGTCCAGTGGGTCAAGGATCGGGCCCGGGCGCACGTTGAAGCGCAGATAGCCCGGAAGATGGCGCAGAAGCAGGCGATACGGGCTAAGTTGGTTGCTGGATTTGGGAGGGAACCTTGAAGATCCTAGCAGAGCACGTTGCGATCATGAGGTCGTTAAGGGGTAAGGGGTGGGGGTATGGCAGGATAGCCAGCCAGATTGGATGTGCCCCATCGTGCGTGTATCACTATGTCGGTGATGGTCTGTCGGTGGCCTGTGACTATTTTGGGAATGAGGCCGAGATTCGGCAGCGGTGGCTTGAGAGGCTACCGGCGATGTTGTTACAGGTACGCGCCGAGGTGCAGCAGATATGCGCCGATGCAGGCAAGGGCGCCGATAATGAGGTAGGCGCCCAAGCCGTCAAAGAACTGGAAGCCGGCCCAAATTTCGCGTTGGGTGCGCCAGCAGATTTGTAACCTAGCCCACATTTATGGCTTACGGTAGATCGTTGGCAACGCGAATCAGCAAGGGCAATTCTGCAATTTTGGTAAGTACCTGACAGCGGAAATCGGCATCCAGCGCTTGAATTGCCCATGTCGATCGTTGATGACCATGCGTGCGAAGAGCATCATTGCTAAGGCTCATGCGATTCTCGGCCTCTTGCAAGAGCGCGCGCAATTTTATGGGATCATTGCCGGCGTCTAACAAAGATTTTTCATCATGTGTCATTGTTTGGTTACCTCAGTCCGCACATTGTTTCCTTGTGTGATGTATGCGCCGATTGTTCTGATTTCCTCGCGAATAACATATTGAGCAGGTGTGTTGTTTTCCTCGCAGTACCGGTGCAAATCGGTGTCGATACGATCAATAACATCGCCAGTGATCGTATCAAAATACGTTATGCGTATTTTCATCTGATTTGCTCCCTTGGTTATGGGCAAATGGGTTTGGCGCCGATGAGATGGCAGTAGGGGCCTCTCCAATCGCCTCTGAACCACGTTAAGGCGGTGGCTAAGGGTACCCTACCTGTTTTCACTTCATGGCATGCCTGGGCCTCCAAATCGTCCTTAGCGCGTGCCTCGTCGATGGGCTGAAGTTGGAGGTTGGATCGGTCGTTGGATCCGCCGAGGCAGAGTGGGATGATGTGGTCCAGTTCGTATGCGCTGAGGGGTTCGCCGGGGTGTTGATGCGCCATCATTTCCAGTTTGATGGCATGGCTATCGGCATAGGGCATGCGCTCGGAAATGCAGGTTAGGCGCTTTTCGCCTAGGTCTGCCGGGTATTGGCCGGCTGCGCACATTGGCCCATTGCCTTGGAAGGTTTGGGCATAGACGGCGCCCCCGATGAGGAGGGCACCGGCTGCGATGAAGGATTTAAGCAGCGACATTTGCGCTGTCTCTGGCATGCTCTTCGTAGTATTCTGCGAGTTCGACAGCGGCGCAGAGAATATCATGCACTGTGAAGGATGAGGCACCAGCAGAGCCGAATTCCTTATCGTATTGTAGAGCACCTTGGCGAGCGATCGTGATCCACTCTTGCGCTTCTGCGCGTGCGGCGATGCCACTACGGTTGCCGTGATATAGATATTCGCCGAGTTCTCTGCGTCTCTGGTAGCCTTTGCCATCATTGATGATGGTGAGTGCTAGTTCGTGTCCGCCGATGGTCATCGGCTGTCTCCCTATGTCTGAATGTGAGGGTTAGGCCGCTTAGTGTTTGCGGTGATAGAAGCGGCGGAAATTGGCCGTCCATTCGTCGTCTAGACGCTTGCGCTCAGCATTGCGCTCTTTCTGTTCTGCGGAAAGGTTAAGATCGCATCCAGGGTTTGGGCAGCTGGATCCTTGGTAGGGATAGCCGCAGCAATCACAAGTTAGAACCGGTTCGCTTTCGATCCACGCCATTTCCATCTCCCTTGCTGATGCAAGGAAGATAGGATGCAAGCGATCGCTTGTAAAGAATAAAAGTGTAACAGGGCGCAGATTTATAGCAAGCTACTGTTTCGGCTTGCCTTTTTTTATCAATTTTCGTACATTGGCGAGGATGGCGTTGATTTTTTCCTCTGAACCATGCTGGCTTGCCAGAGCTGCGGCGCCTACGCGTTCCAGGATCGCGGCGCCTTTCCAGCCGCTCTCATCGGCAGCCTTTATGATAGCAAGCTCTTGTGGCGTGAGTATCTCGAGCACGGCGCCCTCGGATTTTGCCGAGCGCCGCTGTCGCATGATCGCCAGGGCTTCATCTTGCAGATGTTCGACGAGGCCGAAATGCTTTTCGACGCGCCGCTCTAGCTCCTGCCCTAATCCCGAGGCGCCCGGCGCCGATCGTATCGCTTCCGCTACCACCCTCATGCGCTTCGCCATATCCTCCTGTCTCCACCCCTTACGCTTAGGTCCGCCCCGCCTGTTTACGCGCAATGCCTGAATCCGCTTAGCCTCATCCGAATTAAGCGCAGCCCTACGCGGACCCGTAGATAAACCACCGTGCTGCTTACAGCGACGCGATCCTCTTACCCGCGGCTGAGTGCACGGTAAACCCGTGCGCCGCGAATACGCACCGCACGGCAACAGCGAAAGCCCTTGCCACATAATTGGCTGCAAATAAGCCTTTTTGTGATATATTTCAAGGCGGAAGCGCGGTTGAGCGAGGCAGGTTACCGCGCACCTGAAGCAGCCTCGCTCCGCTCGTTGCACGCCATGTAGACGTGAACGTCATCAATGATTTCAATAGCTTGCGGAGGCGTCGCCTCCTGGGGTCCCGACGGGGTCCGTGTCAGCGCCGCATGAGCCGCAGAAACGCTAGGCTTTTGGGAGTTATCCACAGGGTAACTCGGGGAAAACCGGGTCGCCGGACGGGGGGGTCGAAAAATTGCTCTTCCCCCTCGGAAACTGCGCGGCCTGGGGATTTACATCGACGCATCGACGTGGTAAGTAAGGGAATGGAACGGGTTGTGAGCAGATCGAGCATGGAGTGGTCGCGTGGGCAGTCTGTCAGGTGTTTGTATTGTGGGGCGTCGACGGTGTGGTGGGAGTGTAGTTGTGTGGCGTCGACGGAGGTGAGGGCTGGGAAGCGAGCGAAGCCTGTGACGCGGTTTCGGCCGGACGGTGGGGCGGTTCATTTGTTGGATGATGGGCGGGTTTTGCAGGCGTCGCCGGGTGGTTTTGTGAGGTATGAGGGGGAGTGTTTGACGTCGACGGAGTTGTTGAGTCGCCAGCGGGCGTCGACGTGGGGTGTGGATTTGTCGACGCCTGAGGCATTGGTGTCGACGATTTCCGGTGAGGAGCGTCGACGTGAGCGGCAGCGGGAGTGGGCGCGTCGACGTCGGGCGGAGTTGAAGGGTAAGGACTGAGGACTTTTAGAGGGGGATTTTGGGATGCCGAACAAGGCTGTGGCGGCGGGAGCTGCGGGAGCGGTGACGGTGATATTGTGTTGGGCGGTGGAGACGTTTGCGAAGGTCTCGATACCGAGTGAGGTAGCGAGTTCGATTACGACGTTGATAGCGACGGCGGCGACGTATTTCACGCCGCATGGGGGTCAGGGGTGATGGGCGAGGAAGAGTTGTGGCGGGCGCGGCAGGCTGAGCAGGTGGGGCGGTTGACTTTGGAGCAGCCTGCGCAGGTGCAGGTGTCGACTTGGCGGGAGAAGGAGGATTGGCAGGCGCGGGAGGATGCGCGGGTGTTGTTTGAGGCTGGTCAGATCCGGGGTGATTTTGTACGGATGGAGCGGGTACGGGAGTGGATTCGTGCGGAGCAGGATCGGTTGAGTGATCTTTTGGCTTTGGTGTTATGACTGCCGGGGTTAGCGGAGTCATTGGTTACGCTTACAGAGCTGGGCCTCGTCCGCGGCGTTTCAGCCCCCCGGCATTGGTTGCATTATATATAGGGGCGGTGGGGCTGTCTCTTTCTGGATGCATGGCACCGGCCGTGGTACCGGCACAGCCTCCGCCCGGCTTGGCGACGACGATCAACACGGTAGCATCTGACTTACGGTCGGCCTGCTATGAGGCTCTTTTTGTGGCGAACGTGGCGGGTCTGGTGCCTGGGGTAGGGGCGATTGTGCCGTACATTAATGCGGGGTGTGCGACGGCGGAGGGTCTGGCGCAGTTGGCGGCGAGCCCGACGGGGGTGCAGTGGGTAGGGCAGTTGATAGGGACGGTGAAAGCGTTGGCTGGGGCGAGGGGGATAGCGGTATGATTCAGGTTTCTGATTGTGAGGAGTTGCGTCGAGAGATCAAGGTGTTGGCGGAGAATTTGTGGGGTTTGAAGGAGCGTGGTTTGGATGGTCCGGCTGAATCGGTGGCGAATATGATGTTGGCGTATCGTCATCTTGAGGACGCGAGTATGCGTTTAGGAAAAGCGATTCAATCGTTGGATGGTGGGGTCTCAGTATATGACCGGGGGCAGGTACCGAAAAATTAGTTGCTGGGGGGTAGCGTTATGATTGTAGTACCTTTGGGGGTGATTGTTGCATTGGGTGTTGTTACCGGTGGCGCGGGTTTGGACATATGTTGTTTGCATGGGTGGATCGGGATTGAGTTGTACAAATTGGTTCATGGCTTACCGTTGTAGATGAGGTTCGACCTAATCACGATTAGTTTCTTGTTTCTTGTGTTGATTGCGATTGTTGTTTTTGTGGTGAGCCAGTGATGTTTGAGTTTGGGCGGGAGGAATGGGTTAGGGAGGAGTTGGGAGGTGCGTTGGCGCCTATTGTGATGGTGTTGGTGCTTATTGGTATAGCGTTAGCGGTGGTGAGTTGGTGAACTTTTGGGGGTGTGGATGTCGAGGTTCAATCAGGCGCGTCCTGAGCTGCGGGCGGCGGTCATAGCGCAGTTTCGGTTGGGGCATGGTCCTGGTGCGATTGCGCGGATTTTGGGGATCACGAAGAATCAGGCGTGTGGGTATCTGTACCGGGCTGGGCTGTGCACGAGGGTATTTAAGAAGCATCGGACGAGTATGGCTGAGCGTCTGGATGCCTTGCATGCGAGGATGGACAGGGTTTTGGCGGAGTGTGCCTCGCAGCCGGGGCATCGTTACAAGTGGACGCGGGAGTTGGAATTGATGGAGCGAGAGGCATCTGGGGATTAACGGGGTCTTATGCTTGGTGTGCTAGCGATGGGGAATGGGACCGGAGAATCTTCTAACGGCCGCGGCATATGGCGGGCGCAGGTGACGGCTGGGAACGTCATCAATGCGGGTATCCTGGTGGCTGCGGTGATCACGCTGATCCTGCAGTTTAACGGCGCTGTGTCTGCGCTGGAGAGCCGCTTGGCGGCGGTGAGCGCGCGGGTGGACATGATAGCGGAGCAGACGAAGCAACTGGAGTACTGGCAGCGGTACTTGTACCAGCAGCAGAAGGGCGGGGGACAGCCCCAGTAATGCCACTGGCGATTGATCTGTTCTGCGGGCTTGGGGGATGGGCCGAGGGGCTGTTGGCTGAGGGGTGGGATGTCATCGGCTTCGACATCGAGCGGCATGAGTATGGTGAGCACCGCTATCCGACAACGATGGTGATTCAGGATGTGCTGACGCTGCACGGCTCACAGTTCCGTGATGTGGATCTGATCGTGGCGAGTCCGCCGTGTCAGGGGTACAGCTACCGGGCGATGCCGTGGAAGCGGGCGAAGGCATTGCCGCCGCCGGACAACACCTTGTTCGAGGCGTGCTTCAGGATACAGCGCGAGGCGTCTGAGGCGGCAGGACGGAAGATTCCGATGGTGGTGGAGAACGTCAGGGGAGCGCAGAAGTGGGTTGGTCGCGCGCGATGGAACTACGGGAGCTATTATCTGTGGGGTGATGTGCCGGCGCTGATGCCCTTTACATTTAAAGGTGTGAAGGCGCCGGGTATGAATTGGTCCGATAGGGAGAAGCGGGGGCAGGATTTTACGCGGTGTGCTGCTGGGGGAGGATACAAGGGCGTCCCTCATCGCCCGGCTGTCATTAAGGCGCCGGATGGGACGCGATGGTTCAACGATGGGACGCGATGGTTCAACGATGGGACGCGATGGTTCAACGATGGGACGCGTACACCTGAATCGCTGACCTCGTCCGGCAGTAAGTCGTTAACTCGCAAGCAAGCCTCGGCGATGATTGCGAAGATACCGCTGCCGCTCGCCCGTCATATCGCGGCTGTCTATGCCCCGTAAGCCACCTGCGCATGAGAGCCTGATCGCTATTTTCAGCGAGAACCGCTGGCTGGCGCATCAGCAGTTGTTTGCGCACCGGCACACCGATGAGCCGTGTAAGGCGCATGCCGAGTTGATAGAGGCTATATATAAGGCGCATCCCCGGCAGGTCATCGAGGGCTTCCGGGGCTTGGGGAAGAGCACGTATCTCGAGGAGGCGGCGGTCCTCCGGGCGTGTCTCCACGAGTTCCGCTACATGGTCATCGTCTCCGCGAGCGAGAAGCTGGCGAAGGCGCGTCTGGCCTCGATCAAGAACGAGTTCGTGATCAACGACCAGCTGATTTCTACCTTTGGCATGCTGAAGGCTGCATCCAAGACCTGGCAGGAGACCAGGATTGTACTGGCGAACGGCTGTTGTCTAGAGGCGATTGGGCGGGATCAGTCGATCACCGGCCTGAAGTATCTGGACCACCGGCCGGATGCGGCCTTAGTGGACGACGTTGAGGATCCGCAGGAGATAAGGACGGATGCGGAGCGGGAGAGCACGTGGCGGTGGTTCACGCGGACCTTCCTTCTCGCGTTGGATAACCCCCACCTCTCCTGGGTACGTGTTCTCGGAACCAGAAGAGGTGTGGGTTCTCTCCCCGAGCGGTGCGAGAAGGCTCGCTGGCCCACCCTTAAACTGCCCATCGAGTATCTGGACGATAACGGAGATCGTAACGCGACGTGGCCGGCGAAGTTTTCGCTCCGGGCGATCGACGCCTTAAAGCGGGACGAGTACGCCGGGGATTTGCAGGGGTGGAACGAGGAGATGATGTGCGAGCCGGCGGCGGAGGGGGCTCGCATCTTTTCGCGATCGTTACTTAGGTGCGAGCCCAAGGTGCGTTCATGGCAGGCGGTTTATGCCATGTACGATCCGGCGCGTACAGTGGGACGGAAGGCGGCGACGACGGGTAAGGCGGTGTGGTCGTACATTGGGAACCGCATCGTGTTCTGGCACGCCTCGGCTCATGAGTGGATGCCGGACCAGATCATTGACGATCTGTTTGCGACGCATGCTGAGTATGAGTTGACCTGGGAGGGCTTTGAGGAGGACGGGCTGAACGAGTGGGCGCGGCAGCCGATTCGGGCGGAGATGCTCAAGCGCCGCGTTATGCTGCCGCTGCTGCCTGTTAGAGCGCCGAAGGGGAAGCTGGATTTTATTCGGGGTTTGCAGCACTGGATGACGGCGGGGGAGATCACGTTTGCGGGGTCAGAACCGGAGTTCAAGGATGTCTTCGATCAGTTCCTCTCGTTTCCGTCTGGTCGTATCGACGCGCCCAACGCTTGTGCCTACGCACTCCTACTCAGGCCAGGTGCTCCGATCTATGAAGCGTTCGATGAGGCGCATGTTTCGCCGACACTCGCGCCGGACATCGGCAGGCCAGCTTTCCTGGCGGCGAATTCCGATGGCGCATTGGTGGTTGCCGCCTTGGTACAAAGGACCGATGGCGAGTTAAGGATCCTTGCGGACTGGGTGCGGGAGGGCAGTCCGCAGGAGGTAATAGCTGATATCCACACGGAAGCCTGTCTAGCAGCGGGGACCACGGTTTTGAGGACGGTGACCGAGTATGGCGAGGGGAGTGATATATATAAGGTGCCGGTGACGCGGCAGATCGTGAACCGCCGTCCAGTGACGTGGGTGGTACCGGCGTGGCACAAGGAGACTTACCGGAATGTCGGACTGGTCCAGTCCATACGCGCAGTGCCTACGACACCTGCCATTGGTGGCGACCTTGAGCGTGGGCGCGCCGCCGTGTCCGAGATGCTGGCGCGTCGCGGTGCAAATGGACGACCCCGACTGTTGGTCTCTCCCTACGCCCGTTGGACTCTGCGGGGATTTGCCGGAGGATACGCGCGACCCGTGGGCGATCGGGGGATGGCAGGACGAGAAGCCGACGCCGGCATATATCGACTGCTTTTTGAAGGGTTAGAGGCTTTTGCTGCGATTGGGGCAGGAGCGGAAGAGAATGACGAGCAGCAGCCCTTGAGTTACACTCGCTCCGGGGTGGCTTACCGAAGTGCCTTAGCGACGAGGGGATGATATGGACGAGAATCATCTGCTGAAGATTCTGGAGGGTATTGCTGCCGGGTTCCGGCACATCGCCGACCAGCCGCAAACCTCCGGGTTGTGGAGCATTGCCCGCACGCTGACGCAGGACGTGGCGGCACTGCGGGACATGATCTCGCCGCCACAGGAATCGCCTGCCCCTTTACCCGTGACCGACCCAGGGCCCTCTGGGGATTCAGCGCCATCCGGCGACGCTTCGCCCGCCGAAACTGATCCTAATGCGCCGCAATCGGAGGGTGGGCAGCAGCCTGGCTGATGCTAGATCCGCGGGTTGAGTCCGAGGCTTCCCCCGCCAACGACGATGATGACTTAGACCTTAGCGAGCGCCCCAGCGAGAAGCTGCGGCGCGACAAGGATTTGTTGGGCCGCGAGAACTCCAAGTGCCGCAAGTGGCTGGCGAAGAAGATCGACGCCATCGCGCGGGGCTTTGAAAAGCAGGCTGACCGCTCAGATAAACTCTGCGAACTATGGGATTTGTATAACTGCCAGCTTGGCGGCAATCAGTATTACAACGGCACGGCTGAGGTGTTTATCCCAGCGATCCGGGATGCCGTCGATGCCAGAGCGACGCGGTTTACCAATCAGCTGTTCCCCAATTCCGGGCGCCACGTTGATTGCACGTCGTCGGACGGGGTGCAGCCGTTCGAGCTGCTGGCTCTCCTGAACCACTACATCATCGGCAGCGAGTCGGAAGAATCATTCAAGGTCAATGTGGTAGAGCCGCTCTTTGTCTGCACCGACGTCGAGGGTCAGTCCAATCTTTACGTCGATTGGAACAGTCTGACCCGTGATGTGGTCTCGCGGGAGACGCGGGGCGAGGGGCCGGACGGCGAGATCATCGACATCACCGAGGAGGAAATAGAGGTCGGCTTTCCTGGCATCGAGGTCCTTCACGACTCTGACGTTCTGGTTCTGCCGGCACATAGTCCCAGCGTGCTGTGGGCGCTACAGAACGGCGGTTCCGCCACGATTGTTCGGCGCTGGTCCAAGTCCAAGGCCGAAGCGATGGTCGAGGACGGCGAGATCGAGGCCGAGGTTGAAGACCTAGAACTGATGCGTGGTTCCGACACGCAGGCGAACGGCTTGGTCAATGTCGGAAAAGCACTCGCTAAAGCGGTCGGCGTCAGGGACGGCGACGACACTTTCATGACCGCCTTCGAGACGTGGCTGATGGTGCCTTACGATCCGAAGAAGGGCTTCAGCGAGAAGGCGCGGCCGCGGCTCTGTCGGCTGTGGTGGGAGTTGCAGAGAACTCCGCTTGGGTTGAAGCGCAACCCGTATTGGAATGACCGCTGTCCGCTGTTGTCGAAGGCACGCAAGAAGCTGCCGGGGGTGTTCAAGGGAGCCTCGGCGATCGAGCATTTGGCGCCGATACAATATGAAATCAACGACGCGGCCAATGAGCGGGCCGACGTTGATCATATGTCGGCGATGCCGTTGGTGCGCCGGGATGCGGCGCTGGCTGGAAACCGGCCGGCGATCATTGCTCCGGGTGCGGTGTGGGATGGCGCGGCCGGGACTTACGAGTTCATGCAGTTCCCGGATCTGAGCCAGCGGGCCAAGGCGCGGGTATTGGATGGCATTCAACTGATTTTCCAGGGGTTGAACGTCAATCCCTCGATGATTCCGCAGCAGACCGGGAGGCCGGGATCAAAGCGGAATCAAGCTGAAATTGCGATGGAGCAGCAGGTCGATCTTTTAACCGTAGCAGTCAATGTGACCGTCATGGAAGACTTGCTTAATCAAGTCCTGGGGTGGTTTGTCGATTTGGATCACCAGTTCCGCGACCGGGATCTGACGGTAAGAGCCTATGGGTACATGGGCCTGCAGGCCAACATGATTGAGGTGCCGCCGATCCAGAACGGGATGCACTATCATTTCCGCTGGATCGGGGCTGAGCAAGCGCGGCAGAGCGTCGCGATGGCGCAGCAGGGCACGGCATTCTTTAACCTACTCCGGGGCATGGGTCAGCAGTTGATGGCTGAGGGGATGGAGTTGTCCCTAGCGCCATTCATCGAACAGCAGGCGGCAAATCTTTTTGGTCCGACGCTGGCGGCGCAATCGATCCGGGACAAGCGGCATCACATGTCGATCCCGCCGGAGCAGGAGAACGAGATCCTGGGCGCGGCTTTCGTGGTTCCCACCAGTCCATTTGATAACCATCAGAAGCATCTGCAGTCGCACATGATGGCAAAGCAGCAGATGGGTGATCCGGCCGGGTGCTTTGATATTCACATCCGGCAGCACATGATGGATCTGGCAAAGCAGAACGCTGCCGCTACAGGGGCGATGGCCCGGCCGCAAGGCGCTCCAGGAGTACCGGGTGGCGCCGGTCCTGGTGTTGCAGGTACGCCGCGACCGGGCGCGATCCCTGCGTTACCGCGCCCACAGGGTCCGCCTGGCATGATGCACCAGGATCAGATGCCACGAATGGGCGCCCCAGTTCCACCGCGACGGGCTTGACAATCGGTTACATTTGTTAGAGCGTATTTAGTGCGAGTGGTGACCCGTAAGGCACTAAACCGAGTGGCGACCCGTAAGGCGCCGGTGGGGGAAGTATGAGCGACGAGCGCAATCTGCCGAGCGATCCGCCGGCTGATGACCCCGAACTCCCTGATGCAGAAGATCAGATAGACGAGCCAGATGATGATCTGGACGAACCTGATCTGCGTGAGGAATCGGAAGATTCTGAGCCGGAACCGCAAGTAGCACCTAGGCGTCGCGGTAGCGAGACGGTTACCGCGCTACGGAGCCGGGCGCAGCAGGCAGAGGCGCGGACCGTCGATCTTCAGCGTCGGTTGGCTGCCCTAGAGGGTCGGCAGAATTTGCCTGATCCGAGAGTCCAGCAGCAGGCGGCGCAAGAGGAAGAGAACCGGTTCTACGATTCGCTCGAGATGATGTCGCCGCGGGAGCAGGCCAAGGCGATTTCGGATCGGTTGCAGCGGCAGAACGCAATGGCGCTGGCGGCTTCCGAGATCAGGGGCTTCGACCGTTCCGACAAGGCGAATTACGCGGCCGAGATGGCGCGGAGCAAGTTTGCCCGCGACAAGGAGCAGGAGGTTGAGGCTGGGCTGGCGCAGATGCGGCAGCAGGGTCTTTACCAAATGTCTCGGATGGATGTGTTGGATTTCCTCGCCGGTCGCGAGCAGCGGCTGAGGCGGGAGCGGGACACGCAGCAGCAGCGTCGGACGGGCGCGCGCAATGTGGCTCGAGAGACGGTACGAGCGGCTTCTGGCCGCGGTGAGGGTAGCGCCGGGGGGCGCCGCCAGAGTCAAGACGACGCCGACGCGGCGCTCCTTCGGGGCATCACGGTCGGTGATGTGGTGGGCATGTAGCGGGGGTCTAGCCATAGACCCCCGTAAGTGAGGGGGAACTATGGCGACACTCAATTCCACGAATTATCAAGCGGCGTTTAGGCGCCAGCTTGCTAAGGAAGTGCTTCCGGTTGTCTACCGGGACATCACGCTCGACCAGTTCGCTGATAAGAAGAAGATGGAGAAGGGCGCGGGGGTCACCTGGACTGCCACGCGCTTCAATCGCGTTGCGCTTCCTCAAGCCCCGCTCTCGGAAGGGGTGCAGCCCACCGGGAATATCTTGCAGATTTCCCAGGTTACGGGTGTGGCACTTCAGTGGGGCGATAAGATCACGCTCTCGGATGTCGCCGTTACGACGACGATGTACGATCTTCTTCAGCAGGCCAAGCGCATGCTGGGGATCAGCATCAAGGAACTGCGGGAACGCAATGGCTTTGCGATCCTGATGGGGGCGACGCAGGTTAACTATGTTGCCCAGGCCGGTTCCCGCTCGGCGCTGACTGCCGGCAATGTCCTCGATACCACCACCATCAACCGCACCTATTCTAACCTCCGGAATGAGGGTGCGTTTCCGTGGAATGGCTCGGCCTCTGATACCAACCCGCGTTCGGGACCGGAGACCGGGCCTCGGACCAGTGAGATGGGCCCGATGCGGGCGCCGCACTACGCGGCGATCTGTAGCCCGCTGGTTACCAACGATCTGCGGCAGAACTCGACGCTGGTCCTGGCTTGGAGTTACAGTGACGTAACGCGCCTCTACAACAATGAGGTTGGCTACTTCGGTGGCATTCATTTCACCGAATCGAACATGGTGCCGCACTGGACCGGTGTGGCATCTGTAACCGGCACTGGACAGACTACGGGCGGAGCTTTGGCGAACGCGACTTACGCGCTACAGGTTACCGCGACAGACACTCTCAATCAGTTCGGGGAGAGCCTCGTTTATCAGGTGCAGACTGGCGTTACAGTCGGTGGCTCGGGCGCTGGCTCGATCACGCTGACGGCGCCATCGACAGCGGGATACACGTACAACGTCTACATTTCGGCAGCCGGTTCGACCACGATCACCAATCTGGCTTTGGCGACGGCGACGGGCGTTCCGACCAGCGGTCTCTATTCCGGTCAGGCGGTTCAGATTGCCCCGGGTGCCAGCGTCACGGTTACCGCGATTGGGCTATTCCAGATCCCGCCGGCGGCTCCGACGACCGGCGTCACGGTTTATCCGACCTTCGTGTTTGGTCGTGAGTACTTCGCCCAGACGATGCTGGAGGATATCAGCTATACGTTCCTCGGTGATGCTGACAAGTCCGATCCGCTCAATCAGTTGCGGGTGGTTGGGTACAAATTTTTTGAGGGGTATCTGATCCTCAACCAGCAATTCGGCTGCCGCATTGAATCGAGCGTCAGCAATACCGGGACCTTCGGGTAAGGAGTAGCGCGATGTACGGTCTTAAGGTAACGGTCGAATACTTCCTTCTGCCGGACGGTGCTGGTGGCGCCGCCTTGGGGCAGCGGCAGTCTGGCTGGCCGGGCGTTGGTGCGGCGGGTGCGAACCCTGGTCCCATCGCCTTTGCGCAGTCGGCGAGCGACTACGTGTTTGAAGTGGTTCCCGGTGGGGATACGCCCGTGAACACCAACTTTCAAACGGCGTTGAACAGTGCTGCGACCGACCTTTACACGCAGTTCACCACGAACAACGACGTGCCTGGGTTCACCAGTGGTCAGCTGTTTAACCTGGTTTCTGGTTGGGCGACGGGAGGCGCGTAAGGGTGAATGCGCATATTTGAGGACGAGGCAGCACGTTACGACGCGATCAGCCTTTCATCGTTCGACACGATTAATAAGGGCCTTATGACCTTGGCGGACGATGATACTGGGGAGGTCGCTTACACGGACAAGACCGGGAATGTGGTGGTGGTTCCGGCTTTGGGGCCTCACAGCATCCGGCTCATGTTGAGGCGAAGATAGATGGCGCTGCACACGTCGAGAGGTAAAGGGTCAGTGGTTCGCGTATCCGCTTTGACGACCCCATCGATAGGTGCGCTTGGCGTATATCAGTAAGGAGACCAGCCATTTCTTTGCACACTTTAGGTACCAAAGGGACGACCCAGCTCTCGGCGATAACCTTCGGTGCGGCTACTCCCGTTGGTGCGACTGCGGGAACTGGCAATCTGAATGCCGCTGATTTGGCCTCTATCTCGAATGGGATCGTCGGTGACGTGAACTTTGCCGCGACCAATCCGACCGGCATTCTGGCGACGGCGACGACGGCGGGAACGAAGACGCTGACGGCGCTGGTGCATACCGCCGGGATGGGATTGGGGACTATACAGGTTGGTGCGCTGGTGGTTGGGACGGAGGCCGACATCGTGCCGGGCACCTTCGTTACCGACATCGTTTCCGGCACCTCGGTTCACATATCCGTGAATGCGGTCTCGTCTACGACGCTGCGGAAGATCGCTTTTATCAATCCCGGTGCCAAGGGGATGGGTGGGCGCCTGTCATTTGAGGGACGGCTTGAGCTTCCGGGCGGGCGCGGCTGGGTGACTGTGAAGCCGGGTGATGTGATCGCGATCGACTCGACCGGCTGGCCGATCTTGGTATCGGCGGCTGCGATTGCCTATTCAGGCAGTGATTGGACCTACACGTAAATTGGAGCCCCCTGATGAGTGATGAGAAGCCTTGGGATGATATGACCCATGGTGAGCGTGTCGTAGAAGGACGACGGCTTGCTGCCGAACGTCGCGCGGCGGAAGCGCGAGGATCTGACGATCATTTACAGGATCCGCCCGGTCCGGCGGATAACGACGCTCCGCCGTTGGAAGAGCTGGGGGGCGATTCCGTAGCCGATCCTGGGGAGACGGCTGCGGCGGAGCGTCGTCGCCGGCTTTTGCCCAATCTTGATCCGGCCTTAGCAGCGCGGATCACCGATGAGCAGCTTGAGGAGATTGAGCTAAAGGCGAAGCAGCGGGCGGAAGATACGCTCTTGAAGCAGGCGCTGGACGAGGCGCGCGAGACGGCGGCGCAGCACGCCAGGGTCGCGGCTGGCCTGATCCCGGCGGAGGTGCTCAGGACGGAAGCTGAGTTGAAGCGGATGAACGAGCCGATCCGGTTCATCGTCGATGTTCCGTTGGGTTCGATGCCTGAGGGGAAGGAAGGCATCGTGGTCAACGGTTTCATGTATCGCAATGGTGTTGAGTACACCCGGCCGCGGCATGTCTACGATAGTTTGGCGCGTACGATGTACTTGGCGCATCTGTCGGAACTGATGTTTGAATTGAACAATCAGGACAAGCCTGGTCGGTCGGCGAAGGAGGTGCTGGCTCGGACGATGCCGCGTATCCTGCTTGAGGAGCCGGCCCATGCCGCATGAGTTCTCGATTTGCTCCGATCCCGGCTGGCTGCCGGGGATGCAGGTAGCCTTCAAGTTCTACCTCAAGGGGGATGAAGATCCTAAGCAGCTTGGCTTGATGGCGATGCATGTCATGGAACAGGTCCGTGCCAAGCAGGAACTGATTGAGGCGATTCATGATGAGATGATGGCGTTAGAAAAGGTTGAACGTCATCAGGAGTTGATTGAGGGCACGACGCAGAGGCGTCTTGAGGGGCGTGCTACGCTAATCGCGGATTTTGAGCAGATGGATAAAATCCGTCATATCAGGAATCCGCGTCGTGGCGAATGGGTTCCTAGTGCTCCGCAGCAGCAGGAAATTGCTACATACGATGTGGAGACACGTAAGCTGCTGCGGGCGATAGATAATGAGAAGCAGATTGCCGAGGCTACGCTGCCGACAATGCCGGCGAAGATAGCGCGTTGTCGTGCGATTCTGGATGGTCTTGATCGTGCCGAGTCTATGAAGTTGAAGGTGGTCGCTGAGGCGGCTGATTGAGCAGTGCCATACAGCGCCGCAGACATCATCCGGCTTGCTGCTTATCAAGCGAAGTTCTCGGGATCTGCGGGTACGGCGCCGGGTCAGACTGAACCGATCGCGCTGACGGAACTGAATGCCGTTCTCGATCACATTTGCCGCACGCTCGATTTTGCCGCGGCGATGGGGACATGGAACTTTACCTTTAATACCGCTCTGACCGTGACCGCTGGTGGCAATATCAGCCAAGCAGGGCCAAATCCGCTGCCGATGGATTATCTGCGGGTGAGTGTTGCCCAGGGGGCGACGGGAGCGCAGCGCTCGTCGAAGTGGTATTTGCTGGGCGTCCCTCGTGACATGATCGAGATCGACATTTCTCAGTTCGACGATCAGGTTCAGCAGGCAGGGACGCAGAGTTATCCCTACTATTGGGCGAAGGACTTCTCGCCTTACTCGGTGATGGCGGAGGTCACGGGCGATGTGACCATCGGCAATCAGGGCATCGCCAATCTCTCGTCCACGACCAACATCGTTGCCGGCATGTCGATCTCGGGCGGGATCGGGCCGTTGTCGTTGATTACGCCTGGAACGCTAATTCAATCGGTCAACAGTGGTGCGTCATCGCTGGTCTTGAATCAGGTGCCGAGCCTCGCGAGTCCCGGACAGACAACGCCGCCGACGTTCGCCGGAGCCTCGTTGCGGATCGGTTATCCGGGGATTGGCTTGCCGTACCCGCCGCCCTCCGGGGCATACAACGCAATGATCCGGTATCAGCGGTTGATGCCTCGGTTGACTGTGACGCAGGTCAATAATGGGGTGCTGCCGTGGTTTCAGGACGATCAGGTTCTGATTGATCTCTTGGCAGAGCGGCTGATGGGGTATTCCGACGATAGCCGCAGGGCGCAGTGGAATGCTTTCTACAAGCAGGAGATGGCCGATCACATCGCCTTGGCTGACGATCGTGGCAACCGGGGTCAGACCGTTCAGATGGACCTGCGGTGGTTCGGGTCGAAATTCGACAATCTGAACAACACGAAGATCGTGGGTTGGTGATGACGTGGAGCGTTCACGATCTTCGTCATTTGCCGGGGGGTGGTGTTCACGTCGTACCGGACGATGATCTTATGGAGCATAGTGCGCCTGAGTGCTCTTGTGGCATGTATGAAGAGGATGATTGTCGGGTTTTGATTTTCGTCCACAAGGCCAAGGATGGGCGCGTTGCTTACGAGCGCGGCGAGCGCAAAGCTGACTGATGCCGATCCCGAGGTCGCAGCGACTGCGGTGGCAGCCGAAGGGGTGTTCGGACTCGCTCGACGCCAATAACTCGTTTCCGGGGGCGATGGCGCAGTTGGTCAATCTGATCCCGGATCCGAGTACGAACGATAGCTGGGTCAGTCGCCCGAACGCGGTTCAACTTACCAATTTCACCGGCTTCTCGACTCCGGGCTTTGTCTCGGCCGAGCTGATCGTGGGGAATATCGCGTATGGGATGATCGCGTCCGCGCGCAATTCCGGCAAGGACGAGCCTTATGCTTACAATATTCTGACCAACACCTTTGAGACGATCAGCGGGGTGCTGTCGTCGAATGTGCCGACGAGCCCGGCGACGACAGGTGATTGGACGCCTCCGATCTTAGCGGCTTTCAATTCGCGGATCATGGTAACGCATCCCGGATTTCCGGGGGGAGCCACCAAGATTGGATGGTTGGACATCTCCGGGTTCTCGGACAACACGCACACCGGCAACACGCACGGCACGACGACGGTAGACAATCTCTCGGCCAATGTCCTTCAGGCCGGCTGGCAGCCTGGGATGACGATCATTGACTCTGCGGGGGATATAACGGCTGGGACGACGATCGTCTCGATCGCTTCGAATGGGTTGTCTCTGGTGCTCTCGGTGGCCGCGACTGGTGGCGGTAGCACGGGAACGACATTCACGGTGACGGGCGGGACGGCTACGGCGCCGCTATGGGGTGCCGGGGATCTGAATCTCAACAATCTCCCCTCGGTCCCTGTAGCCGTCGCGAACTTCAATGAGCGGGCCTACTACGCCTGCGGCATCAACGGCATTGTGTTTTCGGACTCTGGCTTGCCGACGAACCGAACGAATGCGTCACAGGCGATCACGCCGAGTAATGGATTGGCGGTGACTGCTTTGGGGCCAACCTACCTGGGTATTCCGCTGACGGGCGGTTCGGTGGCGGCGTTGTATGCGTTCCAAGGCATCAGCAATATTATTCAAATTCAGGGTGATCCGGCGCTGTCAAATCTCACCACGAGTGTTCTGCCAGTCAACACGGGGACGCTCTCGCCGCTGTCGATCACCACCACGAACCAGGGTCTCGCGTTTATCTCGCCAGAGGGACTAAGGCTGATCAATCCATCGGGTCAGGTCACTGATCCGATCGGCGATGCCGGGACAGGGGTCTCGGTGCCATTCCTGAATGCCCTTCATCCGTCGCGGACGTGTGGGGCATCGAACGCGGATACGATGCGCTTCTCGGTTCAGCGAGGCGATGTTGGGGGTAATCCGACGCAGGAATGGTGGTTCGACCTGACCCGGAAGGTCTGGTCTGGTCCGCACACTTTTCCGATGAGCCAGTTGCAGCCTTGGATGGATACCTTCGTCGGGGTGGCGACGGGGATCAATGCGAAGCTGTGGCAGTCGGACGCTGTGCCGTCCTCGGTCAATACGTTTGTCGAGAATGGCACTCAGATGTCGTTATCGTATCAGACCGTTCTCTTGCCTGACGATCAGGACATGATGATGACGGCGGTGATCGAGACGACAATTACCCTTGCTCCGGGTGCGGCTGGAGTCACCGTCGCATTTTACGACGACAACAACGTGTTGTTGGACCAGGTGTTTATTAGTGGCGGAACGGCATCTCTGTGGGATGTCGCGACGTGGGATCAGTCAACGTGGGATAATACGGGCAGCGTCTATCGTCAGCGCCGCGTCGATTGGCATGTCCCACTGGTCTTTAAGCAAGGGTATATGCAGATCACGGGAAATTGTGATCCGGTGTTTCGGATCGGGAACACGTCCTTGCGCTATCAGCGTCTTGGTTATCAGCAGCAGGTTGCGTGATGAGGAAGCTGTTATGGCTGCTGCCGTTTCTGTGGTGTGGTGCAGCCCACGCTACTTGTTCCTCGGTGCCGAATACGTTTGTGCCGAATACCACGATCCAGTCATCTCAGGTTAATTCCAACTTTGCGGCTTTGGTGACGTGTATCAATAACATTGATGCGGGGCAGATCACCACGGGCACGCTGCCGGTTGGCAGGGGTGGTACAGGGATCACCTCTCTTACGGGAGGTTCCGTCATCTTTGCTGCTGGCTCTTCTGCCTTGGGACAGGATAATGCCAATTTTAGCTACAATGGCAGCACGCACGTTTTGACGGTAACGTCAGTTAGTATTACCAACTTGGCGCTTGGTCTAACGACTGGTTCTATTCCGTTTCAAGGTTCAACCAACCTCACTCAGGATAATTCAAATCTGTTTTATGATAATACCAACAAACGATTGTTAATTGGAGATACCTCCGCAGTTTCTGGAACGGTCCCGACGCTTCAGGTTGTTCTGACTGGCTCAAATACGACTGCCATTGCGGCGCCATTTAGCTCTTCGCAACCAGGGTTTGCTCTAAATCCTGGCAGTGATGGGTCATGGACGTTGCTTGATCATCAGTCTGGTTCGTATACGGCTGACATCATGGCGGGTAGCGGTAACGTTAAGGTTTCTGGCACTTTCGTGGTGGGGGGGAATTACATTTATCTGAACGCTTCAGGATCGAACTGTACGGTCAACAGCACGGGGGGTCCGTGTATCTATGCCGATGGAAGTACGATTGTCAACAAATTGCCTAGTGGATCTAATGGTTTTGAAGTACAAAGCAATAGTGGAAGTGTGCTAGGTCAGTTGTTTCCGAGTGGGAATTTTAATATTACGGGTGCGTACCAGCAAGGGGGTTCTAATATACTTACTGGAGGGAGTACGTATGGAAGTGTATATAATGGTGCTGGAGCGTATGCTGCTTTGGTTTTGGGAAATAGCGGTGATCCAACTAACTATAATAGTAACACGACGCATGTGTTTAGAAACGCGGCGGGGAGCACGAACTTTGCCACGATAACCAATGCGGGTCTTACTCAGCTGACTGGATATGTCAGCTCGACGACTGGTAGCGGGCTTAACGGCTACCAGTTCAGCAGCAATCCCTCGGCGAACTGCTGCGCGATTGAGCAGACGACGGGGAACACGCTGCAGGCGTTTGCCGTGGGGACGGCAGGCACTCCCGGTTTCGTGGTGGTTACGGCGACTTCTACCGGAGGGGGCAATTCTCAGCTTCAGATGTACTCGGACCACATTGTTCAGGTCGGCAATAACGGGGCGATCCAGACGGCGGATGTGTTCCTGCAGGCGGGCGGTGGGCAATGCACCTACGCCGGGGGATCTACATTCTCTTGCTCCTCGGATCGCCGGCTGAAGCGGGATATCGCGGCATTGCCATCGATGACCGCGGCTATTGATCGCCTGAAGCCTGTGGCTTTTGAGATGAAGGCGCGGCCCGGCGTGAAAGAGTTGGGCTTTGTGGCCCAGGATGTGGAGCGGGTATTCCCGGAGTTGGTGTCAAGCCAGAATGATACGCTGGAATTGAGTTATGACGGATTGATCGCGCCGTTGGTTAAGGCCGTTCAGGAGTTGAACGCGCGGGTTAAGACTTTGGAGGCAAAGTGATCAGGCTGTTGTTGACGATAACGTTTGCGATGTTGGCGGTCTCGGCGATGGCTGAGGAGCCGCAGGGGACGACGGCGCAGCGATCGCTGGCGACGGCGTATAGCCAGCTTGGGCTCTCGGTTCAGATGATGATGGACGAGGCTGCGGCGCAGAGAGCGGAGGTTGAGAGCCGGCTGAAGTGGGTCTTGGATCACTGGGTCAAGCCGATGGAAACATCGGAGGTCAAGTGATATGAATAGCGGAGCGTATCAGGCGATTTCCGGGGGGAAGAAGATGCGCATGAAGCCAAAGTCCATGGCCGGCAAGCGGGCGAAAATGTCGAAGGTCATGGATGAGTTCAAGATGGGGAAGCTACGCTCGGGCGGTTCTGGCAAAAAGGTCAAGAGCCCGAAGCAGGCGATCGCGATCGGGTTGTCGGAGAGCGGTCAGTCGAAGCGCGACAAGGGCATGCTGAAGCGCAAGAAGATGTACTAGGGGTATTCTGTGGGGGATGGGGGATGCGGACATTATATGGGGCACTGTGCCTGATCGCATTGGCTGCCCCCGCCTTTGCGCAGACGACCAGTCGCCCGGTCAACAAGGTCGCCGTTACGGTGACCGGCACTTCGGCGACGAAGCTGACGGCTAACCAGCGTCAGTATCTGGCGATCTTGAACGATAGCACTGCGGACACGGTTGCCTGCAACTTTGGTGGGACTGCGGTGGTTAATGGGGCTGGCTCACAGACGCTGCCTCCGTTGGCTGGCTTTGTCTGGGATAACGGGCTGATCCCCTCGGATGCGATCAACTGCATCTCCAGCGGCACATCGACTGCCGTTACGATCCTCTGGTAGCGATGCGCCGGTTTCTCATAGTCCTGGCCGCAGTGTTCGGCATCGGCACCGCCTTTGCCGGCGGTCCGGTCAATCCTCCGGGGCCGCTTCCGACGACATGCACGGTCGGGGGTAGTTCAGTTACTCAGTATCCAGCCTATGGGCAGGCACTGGTCTGCGGGACGGGTACGGCAACTGGTACGATCAACGTTGGCAACAACCCGCAGATCGCGCAGTATCAGGGCGCTTCCTCGGTCACGGTAGGGCCGCTCTCGACCACGGGCACGGGCAATGCCGTTCTGGCGACGTCTCCGACCTTGGTTACGCCAGCGCTGGGCACGCCTTCGGCGGTTGTCCTGACTAACGGCACAGGTCTGCCGATCTCGACTGGCGTCAGTGGATTGGGGACGGGCGTTGCTACGGCGCTTGCGGTCAATACCGGATCCGCGGGAGCTGTTGTCCTATTGAACGGCGCGCTTGGGACGCCATCATCCGGTACGGCGACGAACCTGACTGGTTTGCCGCTGACAACGGGGGTGACTGGGATTCTGCCGGCGGCTAACGGTGGTACCGGGATAGCCAATAGCAACACGCTTACTTTGAATGCCAATACGACGTTGCCGGCTGCGCCTGGGTCTACGGCATGCCTGCACATGAACTCGAGCGGTGTGGTCTCGACGACGGGCGCTGACTGCGGCACGGCGACAAGCTCGGGCATCATTCAGGTTACGGACGGGACGCACACTCAGACCTCGACGACCTCAGCTAGCTTGGGGGCGGGGCTGCTGACGACGAATGGCTCGAGTGGCACAGCGCCGATCAACGTCGATACGACGGTCGTGGCCGAGTACGCGACGGCCGGCACCTTCACAGCGGCACAGACCTTTGCCGCGGTCAAGGGTGGCTCGAACACCTCGGTAACCACCTCGGCTTATACACTGGTGGCAGCCGATTGCGGCAAGACGATCCTGGTCGCGAACGGCTCGACGGCGGTCACGCTGACGATTCCGGCGGCTATTGCTCCGGCGGCTGGAACGACCTGCAATGTGACGGTGGTTCAGGGCGGGACGGCCAAGGTCAGCGTCAATGGCAGCGCGGTAAGCCCAGCAAGCCTGATCAGCGCGCATTCCTATACAGGCACGAACGGCACGCAGGGGGCGGCGATAGGGCTGATTCTGACGACGGTCTCCTCGACGGCGACGGCGTATCTTACGGGGGATGGGGCATGAGGTGGCTGATAGCAGCGCTTGTGATGCTGCCGATCGCGGCCAGCGCTCAGGTGGGTCAGATTTATCTTCCGCTTCAGCCTGCGCCCTCTGCCCCGCCTGTAGTTACAGCACAGCCTAATCTCACGATCCTTAACAACGTGCTGATCGTCCTTAATTGATGGGACCCGACATGAAGAAGCATCTCGCGCTGTTGTTGTTCTTGCTAGGGGTGTTGGCAGGATCGGCGCACGCCTCTGCCCAGGAGGCGATCAGTTTAGCTAATGAGGGTACGACCGGAACGACGGTTGGCAAGCTAGCCAAATCCACTGGCGCACCTTCGACTGCGATCATTACGGGAACGTCGGATACGGATCATATTCTCGGTATTGTTGTGGCTCAGGACGCCACGGCGACAACCGGAAACGCCAAGATCGCTGTGCTGGGCATTGCCAACTGTACGTTTGATGCGAGCGGTGTAACGGCAGGCCACTTTGTTATCAACTCCTCGGTAACTGCGGGGGACTGTGCTGACGGGACCGCGACTAGGCCAACGACCAATCAGGTGCTCGGCGTGGCCTTGGCGACCGTTGCCAGCGGGACGGCAGCGGTGAATTTGCAGATCGGTTTTACTAATGCCGCCGGTAGCGGGAGCCCTGGCAACCCGACCGCGACTATTGGGACCAGCGCAGTGAACGGCTCTGCCGGAACCTTCATGCGATCGGATGCGGCGCCTGCTGCGCCGCAGTGTAGCGCGTCTACTTTTGGCCTTTGCAAGCCTGATGGCACGACAATTACGGCCTCTGCGGGCGTGATCACCGCATCGGGCGGGTCAGCAACCTCGATAACCCCTGGCACGACGACCGTGGTCGGTGCGACGGCGCCCTGCGTGATTAGAAACTCGACCAGCACGACGATGGACTGTCAGGCGTTGGGTGGCGCAACGAGTGCCGGCTCTACCCAGACCATCGCCGCAGGCACGTCGGCGCTTGGAACCGGCGCGATCTCGTCGGCAACTTGCGCCACGGTGGTTACCACAACAGCGACGGGTACGGCGACTACGGATGTGGTCACGGCGTCCTTTAACGGTGATCCGACGGCGGTTACCGGATACATCCCAGCCACGGCGGGGATGCTGACGATCATCTCTTACCCGACTGCGAACAACGTTAATTTTAAGGTCTGCAACAACACCACGTCGTCGATTACTCCTGGCGCTATCACGCTGAACTGGCGCGTGGTGCGATGATAATCCGGGCCGTTCATGCAGCGCTTGCGCTGCTGTTTTGCGCTGGCATTGCCTATGCGCAGGTAGGGCTTCCATGGCCCGGTCCCGGAACGGCGCACAGCAGCGGCGGCTCGCCTGCCGGGCCGTTTGCTCTTGTTGCCCATGCTGGCAGCGCCAGCGTCAGCACGATCTCGACGCCGGTCAATTGTACTGGTGCGACGATGGCGGTGGTGATCATTAATACCTTCACTAGTCCTGCCGTCAATCCGCAGCCGAGCGATACGTCTGGTTCAACCTATGTGCAGATTGGAACCCAGGTCGGCGATAGCAGCCATAACTCAGTCGCGATCTGGTGGACCAACGTGACGGGCACGACGAGCTTTCATTGGACCGCGAATGCGATCGCCTTCGGCGCGATCGAGGGCGCGTGTTTTAGCGATGGCTCAGCGCCGAGCACGGTGGATCAGAATAGCGAGACGGGCAATTCAGCCACGCCGGGATCGGTTACGCCAGGGGTCAACAATGAGTTGTTAGTGACAGGCTATTCACCGCCGCAAAGCAGTTCTGGAACGCCTACGGTTGGCTCGAGTTTTATCGTGACCGATGCCTTCGCCTTCAATACATCGGGCGGGATCGGCGGTGCGATGGCGTATAAAATTCAAACCACCGCCGGGGCAGAAAATCCAGCTTGGGCAGGAACCACCGGGGGTTCTACCAATGGCAGCGCAGTGATTGCGACGTTTAAATGATTCGGCTGTTGATTGCGATATGCCTGCTGTTGGCGATACCCGTTGCGTCAGGGATGACGGTTCTTAATCCGCCGTCTAACGGTCGCTGCATTCAAGGCGTTACCCAGCCAGCCCCGGCGGCTGCTGCGGGATTCAACTGTCTGGTCATCTATGAAACGTGGCCTTCATCCTCGGTCATTGATGGCAGTGATACGCGGAACCCTGGGTTCAATTGGTACACACATAACGGCGATACGCAGACCCCACCGGGGACGGTTAACGCTGGCGGATGGGCCTTTGGACTGATCCAGCCTACTCCGAGCGGTGACTGGTCTTTCTCGACGCCGGGGCAGGTGAGTATGTCGCCAAATGGCTCGACCATTGGCAACTACAATGGCTTGCCGGTCATGTTTATGTCCTGTGCCCAAATAGGGACTGGTACGGGACTTGTGGGGACCGTTTTTGGGCCTGGCTTCTATGCTGATGTGCAGTTCATTCAGTTCTCGACCGATAGCCCGTTTGGCACTTGGAACATTGCCTGGGGCGTGCCGACGACGATGCTCAACGGGGGCGTGGGGTCTAATTGGCTGGTCTTTGAGCCGGACATCTTGGAGTGGTTTAACGGAACCGGGTTCGATTTTGCCTATCACGACTGGTCTGGTTCGGGGAGCACGGTTAATTTCAACAACTCCTATGGCACTCCATTCTTGTCCCCCAATCCAGGCGATACTGTTGGTCTCCTGCAAGTGCCGTCAGCCTTTAACAGCGGGACGAACAAGGTTGAGCGCTATCTGAATGATGTCCTGGTGGCTCACAGTACGTGCACGTCTACCGGGACGGCGCTGGCGACCTGCGACGGCTCGACCTCTGGGATCACACTTACCGATATAAATACCAATCAGTATTGCCTTGCCTTGGCGGCGGGCGCCGGGTCAACGCCGGGGATTTTCGGTAAAGTTCAGGTGTGGGCACCTAATTAACCAGTGCCGCGACTGGCTTCTCGCGGCTTTAAGGAAGGAGAGTCAGGTTATGGCTGTTATTTCTTCAATCACTTTTCCGAACAACGATACGGTTGGTCGTAAGGCAATGAGTCATGCGGCGGACGCAATTCTGCACGCCATGAAAGCTGGCAAGCGGACTGGCGATCATATTCTGGTCACGATGGACGACGGGACGACCCAGCAATACACGCTTGGTGCGCATTCCATCGGGTCGGGCGATGCCGGTTTGACGGTCAACGTATCGCCTGGGATGGAGCCATAAAGAAGCACATGAAGGGGATCGATTGCGCCTTTAGCCTGACGGCTTATGCCTCAAGGTTACCGGATCTCGGACTTGGTTTCGCCTGCCGGTACTACGGTGGATCGGCGGCGAAGGATCTGACGCCGGGGGAGGCCAAGGCGCTCTCGGATAATGGTCTCCAGATCGTTACCGTGTGGGAATCGACGGGGGACAATCCCGACACGTTTGATGACGCGCACGGTAAGATGCATGCGCAGGCGGCTCTGGTACAGGCTTGGCAGGTTGGGCAGCCGGACGGTTCGACGATCTACTTTGCCGTGGATTTTGATGCCACTGAGGAGCAGGTCACCAATGGTGTGCTGCCGTACTTTGAAGCGGTTCGTGCGGTGCTGCAGCCGCCAAAGTTCAATGTGGGTGTCTATGGCTCGGGCGCGGTGCTGAATGCTGTGCGTGCGCTTGTGGAGCACGGATGGCTTGCTCAGTCGCGTGGCTGGCGTGGGACTGCCGGGTTTGAGGGGCATCACATCCAGCAGGGATCGACGACGCAGATCGTTCTGAAAGGGATGTCCGTCGATACGGACGAGAGTCTGGTGGATGATTTCGGGGGATGGAAGGTGGGGGAGCCTGCTGTCTCTCAAGCTCCCCAAGTCCCGGCAGGAGTACCTGATACCCAGGGCCGATCCATCCGGCCTACAGAAGCACAAATGGCTGATGCCATCAAGACGCTTCAGGGCTACCTGAAGGCGCTGGGGCTGTATTCAGGCATGCTTGACGGCATTGCTGGCCCGGCGACGCGGGCTGCGCTGGAGGCATGGGAGGCTCAGGGGTGAGCCTCACCGAACCATACCTTACCTCGTCTGGGCCAACCAGACCGCACCTTACCGAAGCCAGCCTCGCCGGACCTCATCAAGCCGGACCGGAGCTAGCCAGTCCATCTTACCTAGATTGGGAAAAGTTGGAAGAGCTTCTGGCCGATGTTAGTTGGCCGTCTTTTGCTGAGTCCTATCGCCAAGCAATGTCAAAGCCTTATCCGGATTTTTCTCCTGATTGGCCGAGAGCGCTTTGGCAAAACGAGATCGGTCGGCTAGTGGTTCTGGTTTACCGGCTTGATGACAGGATTACGGCAGCATTTTTCGTGCAAATTGATCATCATCTGATGTTCAGAGGGAAGAAAGTTGCTTGGGTGATTGCTCATTTTGTGGCGCCTTGGGGCCGTGAGGGATGGGCAGGTTACCGGATATGGAAAACGCTTTTGAAAGAGATTAAAGATAGAGGTGTTGATCTGACGTTCGTTGCCACTGCCCCCGGAGTGAGCGCAGGCGCCTTCTTCCGTCGTTTGGGCTTCAAGAGCGACGGTCAGGGCTGGATGAGGGCAATGTAGATGCCGGGGGGGTTGTTCGGAGGCGGCGGCGGGGGCGGTACTTCAAGTCAGCCAGTAGGCGCGCAGTCCTACAT